GTATTTGGAATTGAAACTGCACGAGTAGCTTTATTACGTGAATTCAAGAGCGCTTTCTCGCGTCAAACAATTAACTATCATCACTTGATTACACTAGTTGATGCAATGACATTCCCTGGATTCTTTCTGAAAGCAAATCGTGTAGGTATGTCCCAAGACGAAGAAAGCGGAGTTCTTACGAAGTCGTCATTTGAAGAAACGGCTAAACATTTATTCAACGCTGCATTGTCCGGTGAACTGGATAACATGAAAGGTGTTTCGGCCAACATCATGTTCGGACAGAAACCTCCGTCTGGAACAGGTATAGTTGATATTCTCATTGACGAAACCAAGTTGCCTGAAGGAACGGAAGAAGACCATTCAATGTTCGAAGAAGACCGTAAAGCTGTACAACGATTGATCCACGAAGAAGAAGAGAAGGAATCAACAGTGAACATGGAAGATATCATAATGTCATTCGATTAGTAACCTAAAAGTTCAATAAAAAACATACCAGGGTTTGGTTGAACCCTATTATGTGTTTTTTACTTTAAGTTAAACTATATCACGTTTAGTTACTGTATGCTAATCCACCCATACCGGACATTACACGGAGAATGTTGTAGTTGACTGCATATACACGAATATCATAAGTTTGGTCAGAAGAAGGAACAATTGTTACGCTATTTGCTAAGTTCAATACCAAAGTAGCAGTGTCAATGCGAGAGAAGTTACATGTTCCTGAAGGTTGATGTTCTTCTGGTTTCAAGGCGAATGAATACATGTAAATACCTGGTTGGTAATTGTTGTAGACTTGACCGCTTCCTACGTAAGTAACACCTGGAGAACCGGTATGGTGTTGATAAGGTTGGACCATGTTGTAGTAATCTCCGTAACGTCCATCCAAACGATCTTGGCCGTTGATTTGAAGACGTTGACTTGCAACTGCTGCTATATCGTAAGTAAATGGTTGGAGACGATAATGTGAAAATTGAGTAGCATAATGACAGTTTGTGTAAGAAGTAGGTTGAACAACCCAAACAAGTTCCTTGACAGGGTGATTGAATGTCAAGTCAATACGATTAGCGTAAGAGGATAATCCCTTGTCTTCGTTGTATTGAGTTTGTTCAATCAAGTATTCGTGGGATTGTTGGGCCATACGACGACGTTCTTCGGTGTCTAAGTAAATGTAGTCAATGTAGACTGCAGCTTGGACTGGTTGAGCTAAAGTGCTTGCGTTTCTAAAGTCTCCTGCTATAAACTTTGAGTCTTGCCATTGGATATTAATTTTGACTTCGTGGTATTGAAGGGCGATCAAAGGTAAGGCAGCACCTGGATTACGAGTGTAAAAGAAGTTGAGTGGAATGTATAATGTATTAGGTAATGCAGGTTGATTGCTTTGTCCATTTATACAGTTTGACGAACTTGGAACAGGGTATGCACCTGAAGGAGATGCACCATCACCAACCATTTGGTGAAGTTTGATACCAGTTTGGATATCTGAGCTCAAGCAGTCCCATAAGAAGAGCCATTCACCGTATAAACGGTCAATCATTTGACCACCTATATCAAGTTCTACATACCTAAGAAGATTGTAGCCCAAACGAGTTTGATCGTTGTTCATAACTGCTTGTGGGGGAAGAACGACTTCGAGATAAGTAGAATACAATAAGTCGGCATGACGAGGAATTAAAGCAGAATGTTTGACACCCCAAGCGGCTTCACCAGCTAAGTTAATGCGAAATGGTTCCATCGCGAAGTTTGTGTGACGTTTGAACAAACCTTTCCAGAAAGTGATTTGAGGGTTTCCAGAGAGGTATGCGTCTTGCGCACCATAAGCAACGAGTTGTAATAGACCGCCACCCATTTTGTATTTATATGTTACTTACAATCATTTTTTCTGAAAATACTTACTTGCGATGACGACGAGTGCGACGACGCTTTCCTCCAGTTGGTGCAGATTCGCTGTCTGAGCTTGAGTCAGATGAGGAATCGGATGCACCTCCGTGGTATGTTTTCTTAGCACTCTTGAGGACATGGGAGAACCATTTCTTGCCCATGGACTTCTTTTGTCCTGCCATCTTCTTCATTGTCTTCTTGACATGTGCCAACCATTTACCTGCCATTTTATACTCATATGCCACATTTTTTACGCAGTGCAGAATGGACAAGGTTTTCCACATTTTGGACATAGTGGGACTTCGGCAGTTTCTGAAACTGGACTTGTTGTTGGGGCTGGTGTTTCTTCGGCTACCGGTTCAGTAACTGCTGGTGTTTCTTCGGCTACCGGTTCTTCAACTACTGGTTGGTCTTCAGTAACTGGTTCAGTAACTGTTGGTGTTTCTTCGGCCACCGGTTCAGTAACTACTGGTATTTCTTCAGTAACTGGTTCAGTAACTGTTGGTGTTTCTTCGGCTACCGGTTCAGTAACTGCTGGTGTTTCTTCGGCTACCGGTTCAGTAACTACTGGTGTTTCTTCAACTACTGGTTGGTCTTCAACTACTGGTTCAGTAACTGCTGATGTTTCTTCAGTAACCGGTTCAGTAACTGCTGATGTTTCTTCAGTAACCGGTTCAGTAACTACTGGTGTTTCTTCAACTACTGGTGTTTCTTCAACTACTGGTTCAGTAGCTGCTGGTGTTTCTTCAGTAACCGGTTCAGTAACTGCTGGTGTTTCTTCGGCTACCGGTTCTTCAACTACTGGTTGATCTTCAACTACTGGTTGTTCTTCAACTACAGGCACATCAATGTTAAAAACTTCGTCAATTACATCAGCAACTGAGCTACGACGGTTACGAGACATCTCAGTTGATATACGGCTATGTAATTTAGTGACGCTGTACATTTATTTTATTTAGACATTTTATACTGTTATGTTGTAGATAGGACTTGTCTTTTGCATTGGTTGGAAAGACACAGCTGGATCAGGCATTGTAGGACTGGCGTATTGTTTAACAGCCAACGCACGCAGGGCTTCGGGTTTCAGCACGTAACTTGCTTCCTGGAACTCTCCAATATAGGTCTCCATTGCACTATCTGTAGACCCATAATTCATTAAAATCCATTGGCATCCGTAAGAAAACAAGATTTGAGGATTCACGTTTGTTAAGTCATCAGATATATCCGGAACTACCATCGTAATATTATCGCGATTGAAGTTTATGAGTTCAGTATTGTCATGTGTTTGAGAGGCTTGAGTATAAGTCAATCTTCTTAAACTTGAACTTGACCAAGATAAGTTCACCAATTCTTCCATCTTTGTACCTTTCATTGCTCCTCCGGATAAAATGATCATTTTGTTTTGGAGATTACATACTGGCTCAACAGCTACGTTCTTGCGTTGGTAACTGAACGAAGAGTCAAGTAAGCGCGAACTACATGTATCTTTCAAAATTTGGGCAGCTGCATTAATTACCGTTGTTTTATCTGTATGGAACACCAAGCTCAGCATGAAAGGATCGCTCGAAACGGGACACACAACTGAATTAAATGCATTGTTGTTTATTGCTACGCAACATGCTTCAAATGAAATTGTATTGTAAGCGTAATCTACACCTAACTTCTGGTTCTTCAATCCTACAACTGGTTTATCGTTTTCGTCTGCGTAAATATCAAGTTCTACTAATCTTGGTCCTGCAGGCATCAGCATGGGAATAACTCCGTCGGTAATGTAATCGTACAATTTAGAACCTGGAAATAAAGAGTAAGCAGAAGATGCTACGTAGTAGTCGCATAAACGGTATGCAGGTGTAACAGGACATCCTAAAGGTGCTAATTTCATCACCGTTTTGTATGAATCAAAAAGAGGGGTAGCTGCTACAATTGCTTTCGTTTCCGAAGGAGAAACCAAATTGTAAACTATAAACGCTATAGTGAATACAATTACAAGAGCTAATACAATTATAATGAGTTGTTCAAACCACTCCATTATAATTTACGCCACGAATTAATGGATGCAAAGAAAGCATAACATATAGCTCCTAAAATCAATAACCCACCAACAGCTATCATGTATCCTCTGAACTTCATTGACTTATAATTTGAATAATAAACTACGAAATCCGCGCACAACTTTATCTGGAATACGGTCTTTCATGGATATACCCACTAAACAACATAAGTGGAAATACAAGCAGTACATTCCACATTCTGAATCTTCGTATTGATGACGAGTTTTGTTGTATGTGACTTCCATTGGTTTAGCATGGATCTTCGTTGAGTCCCATTGCTCTTTCCATCGTTTCATTAAGAGTTGGATTTCCTTCTCGGGTTTGTGTGCATACGAATCAAAGTAAGTGATCCTTGGATTTTCGAGTTCAGGTCTTATATCGCAAAACAATGCAATCCAGTGTTGCCCCGGTCCAGTGCTTACGTCTGTATTAAAAACAATACCTATTTGGTTGAATCCTTTTTTGTATATGGTCCGAATGTCCATGGAACACAAAGAACTAACTAAACATTGACCCGTTTTTGAATGTTTACCAAAATCTATGGGAATTGTTCCAAGGTAAAGGTATCTCGGAAATATCTCCTGGAATTTACGTTCCAGTTCGTCAATGTTCACCGAAGACAACCATTCTTCGGGATTGGTTTTCCACGTTGATGGACCTTTGGGTTTATTAAGCATTGAAACGATAATGCATTCTGTAGCTCCGTCGTCGCACTTGTCGCGTAAACGGTACTGGATGGTTTTCCATACTTTATCTGCATCTCCTTTAGGAATAGGAGCCTCACTTGCGTTCTCTTTATTGTAAACTTGGCGCAAGTTTTCTATTTCTTTTGCATCGAAATACATTATAATTGAAAACGGATAATCTTTATATTGAGGATAAACAGCATAAAATGTCGGAAGCTTTACTCGAACTCAAGAAACGTATAAAAGAATACCGCGAATTAGATGACGAATTGCGTCAGTTAAATAAAGTGGTGTATGATAAGCGCGATGCTAGAAAGGCAGTAGAAATGGAAATAACCGAAATTATCAAGAGTCCTTCGTTTGACTCTTTTCGTAAGATGAAGTTGGAAGAAGACGGATCTACTATTCAAATTCAGAGACCAGGTGAATACTCAAAACCATGGTCGTTGTCCCAAAAAGAATTAATGATATTAATCAGTGCGTATTTTCAGGACAATCCAAGTCCTAATGCAGACGGATTGACAAACTTCATTATCCAAAAACGCAAGCAGGATTTAGTGGCTACTGAATTTAATTTGACACGCACGGTTCCGGAATAACATCTTTTATAAAATTAAATGTCGTCGTTGTTAAATGTGGCTCGCCAACAAGTATTGAGACAAATTCCTATGCTTGTTGAAAGATATGAACCTCAAATTGAAGCAAACTTGCGTTCAACATTGACTGCTTTGAAGGCTCAACATCCAGACGAAGCTGCTCTTTTTCATACTAATTGGATGAAACTAGATAAGGTCGTTCGTTCTTCATTGGGAACCAGTGCTTATAGTTTTGTGGATACATTTTACCCAAGAACTGCAGGTAGATCTCGTCGTGGAAAACGAACTTTAAGAAAGAAAAAGAGTAAGTATTAAGAAAGATGCCTGCGTTTCAAGAAACATATAACCCCTACAATCCAGAAAATCGCTTGTTTACCCGAACGGATATTCAAGCGATTCTTAATAAACACAATTGCGATTTCAGGGTCCAAGAAACAAAACATTACCAAACCGCAATGGTACATTCATCTTACGTAAAACGTGCAGAGTATGTAACTCCAAACGGTGACAAAATGAAGTTAGTCGATAAACCTACAGAATGTTTAGGTTTGTTTGAAGAATCTTATGAGAGATTAGAACATTTAGGCGATTCTATTTTAGGAGCATGCGTTTCAACTTACTTGATGGAACGATACCCACAAGAAAATGAAGGATTTATGACAGATTTGAAAAAAGAAATTGTGTGTAACGAAACCTTAGGAACACTTAGTCAAAAAATTGGTCTAGACAAGTATTATGTTATTTCCAGACACAATCAAGATATGTGTTCTGGTCGTACAAACACTAAAAAGCTTGGCGATATTTTAGAAGCATTTATCGGAGCCTTATGGACTGATTGCAATAAAAATTTCAAAATTATATATGACTTTGTAGTTTGTCTGATTGAATTGTATATCGATATTCCGAAGATCCTTCTGAATAATCGTAATTTTAAGGAACAATTGCAGAAACTTATTCAAGCAAAGTTCCACAGAACACCAAAATACGAAGTTATATCGGCTGCTACCAATATGTTTACAATGGCAGCAGTGGATGATGATGGTACGCAATTGGGAATAGGAACTGCTCCTACAAAGAAACAGGCCGAGCAATTAGCTGCGAAAGAAGCGATTGCACGACTTACGAAATAAAAAAATGAAATAAATTACATTTTTACATGACCATTGTCTTTTTTTGACGTGGAAGAGATCTATGTAAGACTTCACGGACTGTTCCGGTTGTTGAAGTCATATCATCGCCTTCTTCAATGCCTTCAATTTGGCGAAGAGCTTCTGCAACTCGTTGTGGCTGATCAGCAAATTGAATAAGTAATTGTGTTCTTATTGTTTCACGTCTCAAAGGAGGACGGGATGTTCGGACTGAACGACTTAGTTTACCAACTCCATTTCCTTCTAATGCAAAGTTATCCACTTCGTTGTCGCGCATGAACTTCAATATGTTTTCTGAATTAGCGGTTTTTCTTTCACGAATTTTCTTGATTTCTTGTTTAAGTCTGCGTTCTTCGTCGTCCAATGAAACCCATTCTCTTAATATTTCACGGATCTTATTCGCTTCGTTTTCTTCCGCCATTTATATCGTTTATTCTTGTATGTTGAAAACCTCTTTCCTCCTTTGAAGTTTTCTTCAATAGTTGAAATGATTGTGCTCAATGTAGGACCAATAAATGGAGTTGCCTGAGCTATTTGAGCAGCTGCTCCTCCTAAATCGTCTTCTAGAAATGCCGCAAAAGCAGTAGATAATCCAACAAACGCTACAGGAACAGCAACCATACCTTCTCCTACTGGACCAGCTATATCTGCAGCGGCTGTTTCAACAGTAGATTCTCCGACTTTAGCTGTGGCTTTTAACGCATTTGATATTGTTCTTACTAAAGGTAAAGACTTTTCAATAGTAACAGCTGGTCCAGTTATTATACCGTAAATATCATTTGAAGTATTACTTACAGTTTCAGGAAGAAACGATTGAATGTAAGTTATTCCATTTCTAACTAATTCGTCTGTCACAGGATGTGTTTGAGAATATCCTCCCTTTTTATGACATGAATTAAACATAATTTCCGCGGTTTCTTCCGTAAAAAAAGGTTTTGTGTGTTCTGTGTCGTAGAAAAAGGAGTTTCTCAAATGATTAGCATTTTTGAACTTATGCGTGTTGGCATACTTCAACATGTTCAAAAGCTTTACAGTCTTTACTGCAAGTGCCTTTTTCTTTGTCCTTTCGCGAATGAACTCTACTGTTTTCAGTTCATCAGGGTCTAACTTTACATCATCATACACCCACACCATTATTTAATACAAATAATTTACAATGGATGAAGAGTCAAAGAACGAAATAACATGGAACTCGCAACTCGAAAAGATTATTTCAGATGAAGGAGAAGTAGCTCTATGTTACTCCTGGCTCCATACTCGTTCAGAAAAGTTGTTTTCTAGACTGAATACAGGAATCACTATTCCGTCCATTATCCTTGCAACGTTAGCTGGATCTACATCCATGGGATTTAATATGGTGTTTCCGAATCCTACAGTAGCAAATATAGTTTCCGGTGGAATAACGTTGTCCATAGGCATACTTACAACTGTATCTAACTATTTCGGTTGGGCAAAAAGAACTGAAGGGCACCGTATTGCGTCTATAACGTATGCGAAGTTACACAAATTCATATTAATTGAACTTGCGTTACCACGAAATGAACGTATGACAGCCAAAGATATGTTGAAAATAGTGAGAGACGAAAATCAAAGATTGCAAGAAACCAGTCCTCAAATTCCCGACCGAATTATTGCACAGTTCAATGCGAAGTTCGCAAAAACAACACCTGAAGTAAAAAAGCCGGAAATCACGAACGGGTTGGATCCAATATACGTTTACCCAAGTGAAAATCAGTCACCCATAGCAGGGAGAGAATTCATGGTTGATCCGATGTATAGATCAATGCCTACCTTAAACATTCCCGATTCTCCCTCGCACACAACCGTGATCATTAAAACTTCCAACGACGATCGCATTCAAGGCAAGTCACAAACGTCGTCATCGGTTCGTCTGCCGACCTCGTTTGAAGTTGATAGTAGTCACATTTAGATTTCTTCTTGCAGCGAGAACACCATAAGAAGATAGAAGCTGTGTCGTTTTTAGTGTACAGTTTCTTCTCCATTTCAATGATTTTCTCGATAGATTCTTTCCAGCGATGGGGGTACATATCAACAGCCGTCATTTCTGCAAATGCACGAGGATTTACTTCACCTGATTTCAGCTGTTCTAGCCAGTTTCCTGGATTTTGAACGTAACTATCTTTTCCACGTAAGTTCTCGTATATGGTCATACATCTGCTGCGATACATGTTCCAGAAAACGCGATTAGACCAATCTACATCTATTCCTTCCTTCAGTGCTTGATCACTAACTACATGAAGAATAGCGTCTTCGAGCTGTTTAGATAAATCGTTGCTTTCAAGAAGCTCTTCAAAGTTTTCAACGGCCTTGTCTCTTATTGCTACTTCTATAAACACGTTTTTTATATTAGCATGTATTGGTCGTGACGAATGAACAACTTCACGTTTAGGTTCTTCGTCTTCTTCTTCGTTTTCACCTAAATCTTCTTCTAATTCATCGTCTTCTTCTTCGTCTCCTTCAAGTATAGCTCCATCATCGTCATCTTCATGTTCTGCAAACGTCCATTCTTGGTAAAGTGTATTGTATTCAGAAGATTTTAAGTTCACGTATGATGAAATTTGAGGTTCGTATTCATCTTGGTCTTCAGATTCAGACGCAAGAACAATAATGTTGCCCGAATATACTTCTTCGTCAAACGGAGAAGGAAGCATATGAGAATTCACGTTTTCTTGAGTTTCAGAAATAGCTGAGAAAATAGATAACCATTGTGTTTCTTTCAAAGGATCTTGAAGTTTTCCTTGGAACTGAATTTCAGGAGATTTATATTTTTTGCGAATCCATTCTAGCACATCTGCAGTTTTAGCAGGAATTTGGATGTCTGAAACAGACCCGTTAACGGAAATACAAACTCCAAATGTCATTCTTTACTGTTTAACTCTCTTAATACGTAAGTTCGTTTTTCAAAACGAATTTTATCTGAATATTTCAATTAACACCATACCAAAATGTCGTCATCACATTATATTCCACCACACATGCGAAATCGTCGAGGTCCAAATGAAACATTAAAGAAGAAAGAAGAAGTTATTAAAGAATCAGATTTTCCAGAATTTGTAGCAGATATAAAGCCCGTAAAACCTAATACAGGCCCGAGCTATGTATCTAAAGCATCTGCTGCCCCAACTGAACCTTTAATTGCACCTCACAAGAATCCAGAACTCAAGTTTGAAAAAAACAGAGTTCGTAAATCAGTTATCCATATTTCGGAAGAATCATTTAATAAATCGCCAGTAGAATCTACGAAACCCAGTGTTGATGAAGACGGATTTCAAACTGTAGATTACAGAAAAAAGAAAAATAATTCTTTGAGTAACAAAATTGATAAGGCTTTACGAACAACTGGAGAATTATCAAGTGAAGACGACGAGAACGAACGAGATACTTTATGGAATACTACAGAGGAAGAAGATACTTACTGGACTAGATTCTAAATAGTGTCTGATTCTGGAATAGGTGCAGGTTTAGGTTTGATGACAAGACCACGTAAGTAAGAACCAAACTCTCCTGCTTTTTTACTGATATACAATATTTGATCAAACATTTTATACTGAATAATTCCGTAATACACAGCTACTATAAAGGAGATAATAAGCAGAACAATGTCAAAAATTGCAATAACTCCGTTTGCTTGGACTTGTCCAACAACCCAATCTGAAACTCCTTGAGAAACAGTGTTTTTGTTAGTTGACGATGAAGATGTTTTGTTTGTAAAGCTTTCAGACAAGTCTTGGTGAAATACGATGTAAGCCCTTCCGTCTTTGGGCATAGGACCTCCAGGTAACTGCTTATTTTCGTTGAAGTAAACGTTTCGGTCTCCTAACGGTTGCACTGCACGCGAACCTGCTTGTACCTTGTTTACCAACACAGCAAAATCGTTCGGGTCAATATTGATCATCGACTTAAAAACTACCCATTTTGCACGTTCGCATCCAGGAACAACATTGCTTCCATCGTATACGAAATACTCACTTGAAGGAGGAACTATAAAAGACAAAGACCAGTTGTTTCCTAAAGGTATTTCTTTATTATTACTTGTAGGATCCGCATACCTTACGAATGAATTGAAAAATTGAGACGAATTGGTCTGATTAGGATGGACACGTACCAATGAACTCACAATTAAGATCTGGCCTGTTGGTTTACGAAAAATAGCCATTACTTCTGCGTCGGCTTGTATACCTTCAATGGTATGATGACTTGGATGGTTTATGAGGACAAGATTACAAGTGTATCCTTCTTCGTTGAACTTACATGAACCAAGTCCAGCCATGTTTTGTAAGATCAGCCCTTCATCACTGACTATAACGTTCGCAGATGTCTTGTATCCTTCATCAATAACCAAATGACATAACAGGTCACAAGGCTTTGCAAAGGATTGTGATAAATTAATCGGACTTTGGTGTGGAGATTGACAGTTACCTCCCCAAGAAGCGTCGCTAGAGAATACGCTCATTTGTAGTTTGCCGTTATTTTGTATCTCAGGAATAATCAATGGGAACAACCGGAAGTAAAATAACTGAAAGTGTCAAAAATGCAGCTGGAAAAGTTACAGAGACTGTATCTAGCACATGGTATTTGCATGTACTGTTAATTGTGTTAGGTGTTGTTGGCGGAGTATCTGCCTTATGGGCAATAGCTAAATATGGGTCCGTAAATATCTACCAAGTTATGATAGGTATACAAGTAGTCATCATAATCTTATCGTTGATCATTGTGAAACAAGCAAAATCATCAACTCCGGTGAGAAATGAAGGTCTTACATGGGAAATAGCTCGTGCGAGTGTTATTTACCTTCCTATTTCTTTAGGAATGTTCTGTGTGTTAGCATCTGTAATATTTGAAAACGGTAACTTTTTGATTCCAGTTCTTGGAGGGTTTTCAGCTATGGCAGTAAACTTCATGTTAGATATAGCGTTACGCGATGTGTTGACGTCATAAACACAAAAAATAAAGAAGCTGTAAATTAATGGCGTCACCTAGTAACGTATTTCCAGCGGCATGCGATATACCTCTACCGGGAGGATACCAAACAGCTGCGTCTCCTTCCATTATCGTATTCACTTTAACGATCGGATTTTATTTCATAAATGGATTATGGGCAAAACCCGACTCTGCAGGCAATTCATGGATTGCTATCGCAATGTTTCTTGCATTTGCAGGACTACAAACTTGGATTATACGCACTCAAGCTGTAGTTTTTAATAAATGCAGACCTATTTTATGGAAGGGTATAGCTCTCGCTTGGGTTGTTGGTATTGTGGCAGGAACTATATCTTACTGGGTAGCAGTATGGTTCAACAAAACTACTGGAGGACCCATGTCTTTCACAAACTACAGTAAAGAAAAATTCACAATGAACGATGTTGCGTTCAATAATATAGCGTATCCTGGCTTAGAAATGGGTCAAAAAAATACACTGGGAAGTAATGGTTCAGGACCTACCGGTGTAACTGGTCAATGCTTGCAATTCGATAAGCCAGATGAGTATTTATGTGATATCTACAAAGATGGTAAATTAGTTACCAACACTATTGCTGAGTAACTTTCAAAGCGTTCCGAATAATTCGGTAATAATTTGCGATATTCGTTCCAGATTGTTTTTCTACGGTTAACACTTTTCCTTCTTTGTCTTTTGCAACAACTGCTAAAGTAGGAACAACTTTTACGCCGTATGTTTGAGTATACCCATTTGGATCTTCTCTAGTATTTACAGAAATCCACGATGTCTGGTCAAATTCTTCTTGTAAGTCGTTCAATGCAGGTTTGATTTCTCTGCATGGACCGCAAGTAGGAGACCAAAATTGATAGACTGTGACGCTCATTCTTCTTTTGTTATAGTTGTAGTTTCTGTGATTAAATGATTTAACGGTATTAATCTGTACAAAGCTGTTTTATGTAGACGTTGTTTTGATAAGTCAAATCCCTTTTTCTTCAAGGTCTTGGTCAATGTTGAAAGTAACGCAGTATTCAAATCCGATTGGTCTAGTTTATCTAAGTTACTTAAACACCATTGAATCAATACTCTATCTGAAACAGGAGGACCCATCAAAGAAACGGGCAGGCCTTCAATTGCAACTTCTGTGTTGCTCTCAATGACGATATCTTCCTGTTCGGGATCAATGACTTTCACCGCCATTCGGTCTACGATATGGTTGTTCTTGCTTTCGTAGTCGTCTTTTCCTGTATGTGCCTTGACGTGTGTGAACGTGAACCCGTCAAACTTTGAAAGCAAAGTACTGGTTGGTTCAATGATGTCGCGATGTTTGACGTCTCCATTTTGCGTAGTCTTCCAGTTCTTTGCGACCCATCCAGGCAACCATGTAGTCAAGCAGTCAATGGAGTACTTTGAGTCGCTATATATTTGAATATTCGTTTCAAAAGGGAAGTTTGCACGTATGATTTCTACTGCCTTGGAAATAGCCATCAGTTCAGCTCGTTGGTTTGTTTGTGGTTCTATTTCAGGAATGCGTTCAGCTTGGGACAGTTTAGGATGTTCGGGAAACCAGCAAGCCCATGAAGCTTTTGCTCCTGCCTTACCGTTATTTGTGCATGCTCCATCAGTGAATACTACGACCTTCATTTTATATAATTAGAGGAGTGTGTATAAACGTCGGAATTCGTTTTACGATACAGCGACTGTAAATAGCAGGTTGAATTGTGGTGGGATCTTCTGCGTGGAACCAAACTCTGCACTTGAACGATCGTTGTTCTAACGACCGTCTCAGCATTTGCTGGCAAGAATAAGTTAGAAACTCTGAGTTCCAAATAAGCAAGACACGGATTTTTGTTGTCTTTCGTTCGGGGACTTTTGCAATCCAGTTATCGAACCATGGAGAAAACGTTTCAGCTGAATTTGTTTGTGTCGCATCTACTTCTGAAAACTCACACTGGTCTCCGTATTTTTCTTTATACAAGGACCAAAGCTTTTTTGTTTCTGAATCATTCAAAGGCTCAAATAAAAAATAATGGGGCGGAGGAAACACTAAATCCATTATCTTTCTTTATTACTCTTGTTTAGATCCCATAACCTTTTTAATTGGAATGTCTGTAGATACAATATACAAACTGTTTTCGGTCATGATAATGTAACAAGTTTCACATTTAAAAACGTTCTGGATAGTGGAAGTGTATTCACTGTCCGACTTGACCAAGAACTTTTCTGTTTCGCGAACTCCAATACAACATTTCTTGTTGACGCTGTCCTGGTAATAATCTAAATAAATAGGTTTATCTTCAGTCATTGATACTTGTGCTGCACGAAGCAAGACACTTGCAGAAGGCACAGCTACAGACATTTGTTTTATCGTTTGCTTTGATGTTTAAACTACTGAACGCATTTGAGTGTGTCCTCCAACTTGAACCTTGATCGCATATTCAAACTTGGAAGTTCGGGGCGAGGCAGTCCGAGAAGGCTTGTCACACAGTTTCGGATCATTTCACGAAGAGATGTTGCCGAAGCAGGTAGCGTGTTTACACATTCATACAAGAATACCACAAATTGTGTTGTGTTTTCTTCTGTTTGATCTGTCTTTGCTTGTTTAGCCGTATCGTTCAAATCTGCAATTACTTGGACTAATGATGTTGTAACAACCTCTTCAGGAAGAAGGTCGCGGACAAACAGGTTTGTAATGAACTTAGCATATCCGCGTCGTTTGTTTTTCATGTTTGTCCATTCTACGATTCTATCCGAATAACCAGTTTGGTCCATTGAAGGATAAGTGATTGTTTCGGTCATGTTGTAAAGCTTAGGGAACATTTCTGTCTGTACTAAGATATCTTCTTTGATTTCAGGAATTGCTTCAACAAGTTTCTTTACACAATCGGACATCAAATCAACATAAAATCCACCTTGTGTCATAACGGTATCAAACAATAATGTTGTTACACGCAATCTGAAATTTTCATCTCTTTTTTGAATGTTTTCAACTATTTGTTTGGATAACTTTTCTAGTGTTTTCTCTGAAATCTTATTTATACAACCGCAAACTTCTGCATATTCCGGATCGTCTTTTTCCCTTACTCGTCTCACAGCATCTACAAGGACGTTTTCACGCCAATTGTCGGGCTGGGAAGGTTTAGGTTTGAACGCAACCCTTTGAGGAGGTCGGAACGGTTTGAAAGCAACTGGTGTAATTCGTAACTTTGCTATATTCTCTTGTATTATGCTTGGCAATGCAAGCTTTACTCCAAATCGAACTGAATAAATTTCTGCTACTGTTAAACTCATTATATTTTCTTGTATACTTTTGCCTTGTTAAAAACGAATCCATTTTAAACAAAGATATATAATAGTATAAAATGGGATCAATTATCGAGACCACAAAACTCCAGTATCGCTGGATTCTGTGGTATCACGATCCGAACAATAAAAGTTATGATTTAGATAGTTATATAAAAATTGTTGATATTTCTACACCTCAGCAATTCTGGAGCGTCGTGGACACAATATCTAAGGAAGCTTGGGAGTCTGGGATGTTCTTCTTTATGCGACAAGGATTCAAACCTCTTTGGGATGCCAAAGAAAATGAAGCTGGAGGTGCATGGTCAAAGAAGATAGAAGACAAGGTTGTTCATTCTACGTTCATTAATTTGATGGTTCACTGCATAGCTAACGAACTTCTTACACAACGAAAGGAAACTTTAGTAGGAATTACTGTATCTCCAAAGGGACCTTTCTCGATTATAAAAATTTGGAATACAACTACAACCGTATCAGATAACGCATACTTGAATCAAGAAATTGAAAACTTCAAGATTGGCGAGGACGTTACGTATACTCCTCATAAAGCAAGACCTAAGTAATAATGGAGGCCAAAAAACCTATAGTCGAAACTCTGGATTCATATATCCGGAAGACTATACTTTTTTTGTATGGCTGGATTTCCAAAGACAGTGAAGCTTTGGGTTACATTCTGGGAGTCATTCATATTCTCGTCCTCACCACTATGATTTTTATAGTGGTTCTTGCACATACTTGGTACCCTTTGTTCTGGTTCAAATGTGTAGTCTTTATTTGCATTTTACTGCTTTACATCCAGCATATATGTTTGGACGTTTGTGTCCTGATTGTGTCTGAACGTAAACTCACAAAGAACGTGTCTCCGTATTTCAAGATACTGAAAGATTTAACAGGCATGGATCTGGAAGACGATAACGATTACTTGGTTATTATTGAAGGTGTTCTCATTGCCGTGTTAGGAACCGAATTAGTTTATATGATGTTCCAATAATGGAAATTAGTATACATCCACAGCTCGTATCTGTTCTGGAAAAGAATACCAGACGAATTATTGAGTTTATGTATAGTTGGTTCACAGAAGACAAAGAGGCATTAGGTCATATTTTAGCACTCTACCATTTCATGATTTCTACGTTCTTTTTTATCTTGGTGATTGTTTCGCACACTATATATCCAGCTTTTTGGCTCAAATGTATAGTTTGCGTTTGTTTGATCGCAATATGGTTACAACACGTATTTCTTCAAGTATGTTTCATTGTGGTTGCAGAGAAGAACTTAACAAAGAAAGAGTCGCCTTACTATGGAATGGTTGAAAAACTCATAGGTATTCCGGGAACATCTCTTGCTACTTATTTCGTATTTTTCGAAACTGGGTTGATATCTGGTTTATCTCTTGAAATCATATCTGAAATGTTTGTTTGGATCTTTAAAAATTATGATATCCCGTTTTTAAGTTGAGCAAGGCATCAAGCATAACTTAATGTCTCCTAAATTAGCTACGACGTATCGGATCATCAAGAACCAATCATTTTTCATATGGATTTCTAAATTGTTGCATAAGTTCGTGCACTTTGTGAATAAGACCAAATGAGGCAATGAAAAGTTTCCTGAAACGATTTCGTCGGTCATCTTCTTTTGGATAGAAAACTCGTTCTCTGAATCTCCCATGACCGTTGTGCGTGAGGCAAAATGACCCTTGCATCCAAATGTCAAGGAGGAACTAACGTTTTTGATTTCTACTGTTTTGGCACCAAGTAATGTCATGTCTCTACAGATCTTTTGGAAGTCCAATGAAGGCATAGTGATGTGTGCCGAAAATTCAGTTTCAGGTAATTGAATATCCGGTTCGTCACGATCTAATAAATTCAACTTGTATCGTGTCACTTGCTTCTTTTCGCCGTCTTCAAGCAGAATTCCTAATGTATTTGGGTCTGCTTGGTCAACGTAAAATGTGATTGTGTCGTCGTTTGTTGCAGTTCGGACAATGCGATGGAGATGATCTGTATTAATTCCAATAACAAACTTACCTGTATTGTGCTTGTAAGAATACTTTTCGAACTTATCGGAATACAGTCTCAAGTGGACCAACACTGTTCGGGTATTGTCCATGGCTACCATGCGAACACCATCGGAGTCAAATATGAGACTCATTTCCACCAAAATACATTTCAAAGCTTCAGTCAACGTTCGGACCGCACCTGTTTGAACTGTCTTGGCTTCAACAATATAGTCTGGCATTTTATCTGATTAATGAAAGTGCGTTTAAAACCTTTATTCATCTCCTCCAATTCTCTTCTTCATTGTTGCGTGTCGCTTCTTTGATACAATACGACCACCTTTATTGTACATGAGATCATCTTTAGTGAGACCTCCAGATGTTTTCATGGCACCGCCGTGCATGACTTGTGCACGACTTCCGTATGTTCTGACTTTACGTGTTTTGTCCGGCATTTACTTATTATTAATAAAATTTAAGCCATTTGACTATAGTGTTTATTGATTCAGGGTACCATAATGGCACGCCATATAGTTCGCACCAGTAACGCGAATTAGACTTGATTTCTATTTGCATTAATGGATTGTAATATGATAAAAATAAAACACTGAAATCGTATTTTTCATCTATCATTTCCGAATAAACCTTTTCAAGGTAGTCAACTGTGATTTCCGAATAATCTTTAGTGTACAAGATCGGACACCCTTTATACTTTTCGCGTATCAAAGGGTTGTCTTCTACTATAGGTATACTTCCTGCTATAAGAGCTTCGTAATGACGATGACAGTCTATTCCGTTTCCTTCAGGAGACACTATAAACTTATATTCCGATAAAGTTTGTTGGTATTGCTCAAAAGGTATTTCTTGGTTGTAAATACCGTTTGAAGCTAATGTCTTCACGAAACTTTCTCGATTGTTCGTGTTTCTTCTTCTTTTGTCCGTAAACGTTTGTATACTGCACAAAACTGTTTTGTCGTGTGAGCCACATTGATTATTTTTAAAAACATTGGGATCCACAGTTGCTTTTAAACCTATAGGAAACGGAAGCCATTTATCTGATTGATCTTTACTAGATCCAGCAATAATAAGACTAGCTGGATTCTTTTGCAAGGTTTGCCATTCACGCAAGGAATGCATTATACTTTCTGTAAGACAAGATTAGAATTACATGAAGGACACACAATCTTATCAAACAATATATTCTCCATAAATCGTCTCATATTTGAGAGTTTCGTTTCATCGTTCCCTGGACTTCCTGCAAAATGTATAATTTTATTACGACATCGTTCATCAAATGGCATGTACATATTGTACACTTCAGATGTAATCAATGATCCGTCTACCAAATCGCGTTTATTGAAGTATACATTCATCCCAGATTGTTCTAAAAACTGGTCTCCTTGATGTGTTTTTATTAAATCAATTGTATTCTGAAAATGTTGTTTCATTTTAAGAGTATTTATGAACCCAAATAGTCCAGTATTGAAAACGTAAATCTTCTTTTCTTCAAAGAATTCAAGGTAAGCTTCAGAATAATTTTTGAAAGACCAGTTCTCTTGTGTATGTGAATGGATGTTTGTGTTTTCATAGAAAGCGTATAACTTTTCTTCGTTTGTGATGTCGTACATTATTGAGTCAATGTTTCTGTCTATCAGAATATCAGAATCTATATACATAATCCTCTTGAAATCAGTGTTGTTAATAGCTTCAAAAATACGAAGTTTGTTCATTGTAGCTTCTCTTACTGTTGTTGAATTTGGAAGTGAGAAAAGTAAAGTGCCTTGCGGGAGTGTAGTTCTGCATGTTTCCATGAAACATTCATCGCAGAGAACCATGACTGTTATTGTAGGATTTTTGAGACGCATGTACCGAATTGCTAAATCTACCAGATCTACAAATTTTACGTTATATCCTATTGCAAAGTAAACTAGATTTGACATTTAAATAAACTAATTCTATTACGTTTATATTTTAAACATATTTATCCACAAGAGCATTTCCTTTATTTTTTTGTCAGGATCGCGTTGGTAACAAAAATGAAAGAACTTGTTTCTATAATGCGCATCTGCATTCAACCAAGAATATTTAGGCTTAACTTTCTCTATGTCAATGTTCATTATGCAGTTTTTTTCAGTAAAAACTAAAGTATTTGCCAGTTTTCTGGTATTGAAATACACATTCATAAACGATTGTTCATAGTGGTAATTACTTCCCTGATAATTATCTATCATGTCTCTTATATTTTGAAAATGCTCTTTCATTTTTGGAGTATTTAAAAATGCAAATAATCCGCAATTAAAAGGGTAAATTTTATTGTCTACTAAAAATTTAAAGGTTTCAACTGTGTAGTCCATCAAAGAATGATACTTTTCTAGATGAAACATGAAATTTCTAGTTTCAGGAAAAGCGTAAATAATACCGTCATCAACAACATTAGGTAAAACAGTGTGTAACCAGACATCGACTAAAATATCAGAATCTACGAAAAGAATTTTTTTATATTTAGAGATGTCGTAGTCAAATATAAGCAGTTTTTTCATAGAAGAATCCATTGCATTAATAGAATCCTTGCATGCTACTACAGTGACTCTCTTGATATTTTTTACTTTTTCAATACATGTTTCGACTAGAGCTTCGTCGCAAATAATCAAGATATCTTGTGTATTGTATTTGCGAAGAGAGACTATAGATAGATAAAGCATGTCTATGTATTTAGGGTTGAACCCAACAGTGTAATACACTAATTCCATTATTAATAAATCATAATTGAATTTCAAGTTTGAAACTCAATTATGGTTTCATTATGTTTTAATTTATATTACACTAAAAGCCAACAGGTTAGTAAACCACGCAAATATAGTATACATTTGCGGGTTTAGTTGGAGTATGCGAGACCACCCATACCAGACATTACGCGGAGAACGTTGTAGTTGAGGGCGTATACACGAACTTGTGCAGTGCGTGTACCAGTAACTGTGTTGAGAGATACAGTGAGTTGGAGAGTTGCCTTATCAATACGGGAGAAGTTACATGTTCCGGATGGTTGATGTTCTTCTGGGCGTAAGGCGAAGGAGTATACGTTGATACCAACAGATGGTGTGCGAGAATGGTGTTGGAATGGTTGAACCTTGTCGAAATAGGCACCTTCACGTTCAGTGAATCGGTCTTGGCCGTTGAGTTGGAGCTTGGCGACTTCAACTGGGTTCTTACCTTCACATCGGACACCGGAGTCGAGAATGACTTTGGCGAGGAGGTAGTTGACACCAGATTCAAATTCAGTTTCACCTGCAATATCGAAGGAGTTTGCACCAACAAGGGAGGAGATTTCTGTTGGGGCTTGACCGAGAGGACGAGTGGCCAAGGAGACAGAGTTGGTGGGTTGGAGAGAGTTGGCTGCACCTGTGGCTTGGGCTAAGAGAGATGTGATGATACCATCAGTGGAGAAGTCATCAGAGTAGTTGAATGGTTGTGCACCACCAACAGAGGCTAACCATGTAGATGTAGAGCAGTCTACGAAGGAATCGCGTTGGACGACCCATTGGAGTTCCTTTACAGGGTGGTTGAAGTTGAGTTGGATCTTGTTGGAAGAAGATGTGATGGATTCAGCACCAGTGTATTGAACTTGTTCAATCAAGTATTCATGGGATTGTTGGGCGAAACGACGACGTTCTTCAGTATCTAAGTAGACGTAGTCAACGTAGATGGAAGCAGCAGCTAAGGATTGAGCTGCGTAGGCGTATGGATTACCAGTGCTGTTTTCGTAGTATTGACAGTTTTGCCATGTTTCAAAGTCAACGTTGATACGGACTTCGTGGTATTGGAGAGCAATGAGAGGAATTGCAACACCTGGGTTACGACAGAACCAGAATTGGAGAGGAATGTAGAGGGTCTTGGCTGGTGTACCGGCACGTGGAATACAAGAGATGGTTGTTTCAGAAGAAGAACAAGTTGTATCTAATGGCATACCAGTAGAACGTTTCATTAAGACGAGATCGTGGGTGTTACCGAGCATAGCATCTAAGGCCTTGATGTTACCGGCATCAACAGAGAGCTGAGTCCAGATTTGCATCCAGTCACCGTATTGACGATCAATGCGTTGACCACCGATTTCAATTTCAACTTGTTTGATGAGACGGTGACCAATGTAGTTGAGCCAACGGAAACCATCGTTGTTTGTTAAAGAAATGGCTGGTAAAACGACTTGGACGTATGTCTTGTACATTAAATCTGCATTACGGTTAATGACTGCAGTTACACGCTTGTTGAAGTCTGCTTGACCGTTGAAGGTAACTTCAATAGATTCAACTGCAAAGTTGGTATGACGTTTGTAGAGAATCTTCCAGAAAGTAATTTGTGGGTTACCCGAGATGTAGATATCTTGGGCACCGTAGGAAACTAATTGCATTAAACCCGAATGTCCCTAATAGAATTAAAAACTCTATTAGTTTCAAGCTCTCCTTATAGCATGGTAGACATCACACTATAATTCCTCTTGAAAACCTCCTCTCGGAGTGGTCGGACTGTATCTTAAGGGTTTTACCCCCCACTACCATTCAGTCTCTGAACTGCATCCATGGTCTCTTGCGAAACTTTAGGACTTGGCTGCGGATTATCTCTATTTATAACATTTTTACCATACCCATCAAGTTTCCCTGAGGTGTCCGAGTATCTCTTTTTCAAGGATAGGACGGTAGTTATAACCTAACAAGACTTTCCCGCAATTTGATAGTGTTGCTCCATTGTGTCTACGAACTAGCAGTACCTTTTCGTACCACTCTTGGCAGCGTGTTTATTGTTCACCACCCATTTTTGTTTATGCTATACACCAAGAAAAAAATATTTTAAAGATAAATGAACGTTTGGTTGTGGCCGACGGCGAATGCCATCTTGAACACCTTCTTGCGCTCAATTGTACTCATTTTATTTATGATATTTGGTTTAGGTCAGCCTATATATAATGCTTACTGGGGAGCTGTAATACATGATGCTATTTCATTGTGGCTCATACGAGACCTCGTTTGAGGGCTCAAAAAGAACCATTTTAATGTTTAGTTAATGCGTGAATGTACATTGTTAAGTAAGAAGTTGCGAGAGCAGAAATTCCACCACCAACAATTAATCCTAACACCCAAGCTTTAAAAACACTTTCTCTGTTTTTTTGTTGGAGTTGGGAAATTTCACGATCATGGTCGTCCCAAATACGTTCCTTTTCTTCTAAAATTACTTCTCTGATTTTTCTCATAAAAGGTTGTTCTGCAAACATTTTGTTCTTTAATAAACGGATCTATGTAAACGTTTTCCACGAGTTTTTCTATGTTTTTGTTTACGTGCTTTTCTTGTTCGTTTTCTTCCACTTGTAAATATACGTCTAGATTGGTTATTTGCAAGATAGTTAAGTATCGATACAAGTTTAGTTTCGTAAGCGTTTCTTTGAAACGCTGGAACAAGACTTAGAAGTTTGGTTGCAAAGTTTTTCATAACTGTTTTCAATTCATTAAAGCTATACAAGTTATCTATTTTTGCATTAAACGCTTTCATCAGAATTGTGCCTTCTAGAATTTTTTCAGGAGGAATTACGTGGATGTATCCATCTTTAATGTTTCTGACAAAATTTTTGAAAAATGATACACCAACAGGATAAGTGTTTCCTAATCTTTCAATTTTGTCAATATAAGCATCAATAGTTTCGTTTAATGTACTTACACCAACAGGATGAACAGGAACTTCTGGAAATACCAATGCCATTATTTTTACCGAAGTTATTTTCCAGTAGATCCAAAGCCACCACCTTCACGATTATCTGGTGCTTTTGGTAATTGGTCTATTGAATCTACGACATACACATTATTGAAAGGTAACCAATTATGCTGAACGATTTGAAATAAACGACGATATTTTCGGATAGGATAAGATTTCAAGTTGGTATCCAAGCAATCAACTCTCGCAATCAATTCACCACGGTATCCTGCGTCAGCCAATCCAACTTGATTAGACATACGCAAAGGTGTCAAAGAAGTAGACGAACGAGCAAGCAATAAATATGGAGCAGGATTGCCTAACACATCTACTGCAGCAGCTACAATACCGGTTTTCAATTTTACACCTAAATGTTTAGGAAGACAGTATTCTTCGGAACATTTAGTTTCACATTCGCATTCAATGAAATTGAGTGTCGTTTCAGGACATAATAAATCTACACCTGAATCTGTTGGACGACGAATTTCAACGTGTTCACGAACTTCTTTGCGATGGTCTGGATCAATCACGTACAAATATAAACTCATTTAGTATAGTTAGTTTCGTTCTATTAAAGTGGCATTTACAATTTTTTGAAAAACTTCTTTGAAAAAACAAGTGCTTGTTTAGGGTTCATTGGATCTTTGAGCGAGGTTAGTCTTTGGATCAAAATCCGGTATTTTATGTAATCTAGTTTATGTTCAATAATTCCATACAATATAGTCATTCCTAATGCAAATACGTCAAAACTGTCTTTATATTTATTCATTAACGTAGTTCGATTAGATGTTTCAACTAAAGCAGTATCCAGTTCATCTAGTATGTTTTTGTAAGTATCTGCAAATTCAGGATGAGACCGAACTTCCTGTTTGATTTTAGAAGCAAAGTATCTCTTAGCTAAACTAGAATACCCTCCGTAAATATACCATTTCATTGGACTTGTAGTTGCTGAATTTCCTGCAATGAGTTCATTTTTAGGTCCTGCTTTTCCCCAGTCTATGAATTTATAAGTTCCATTACAAAACACAATATTGTCCAACTTAATATCGTTATGGTTTCCATCATACTTCTCCAAACTCTTCAATAAATCTAACGTGAACTTTTCAACATCAAAATCGTAACGGGGATTACATTTTTCGTTGAATATAACGTGATAAGTATTGGATGCAGTAGTGATCACTGCGCCGATCATTCCATCCAATCCTGCTAAAGTCAAATAACGCTTAGAAGATATTTTTCCGTAATCTTTAAGAACTTTCAAGTTCTCTTTGATTTCGTATAAAAAATTGGTTCTTGTTGATCTTAACGAAAAAAACCCCGATGGTTTAAAGACTTTGGAAATAGAATCATGAGACTCTGCTATTTTTTCTTTGAAGTCTTCTATAGATTTTGGATCTACAACTTTCTCCGTGTTTCCGTCTAACTTGAAAATTTCTATTTGTGTAATTGTTTCCTTATCTAGAGTTTTACACAAAGAAGGTCCTGAAACGGCGCATCCTGTATCGTAAGCAATGCCTTGAACTCCTTCACCTATTTTTTCTCCTCCGACTTTATGTTTATTTCTTCTTGTTTTCCCCATTACTTTATTGATACATTTTACAGCCGCTGTATCGTATCGCTTATTGGAATCACAGCTATTACAGCTGCACATAAAGCAATCATTTGTATTATAATGTTCATACCTGTTTCATGTAAAGGAACTCGCCCTGCTGCATAAAATATCAGTGCACCTAAAGGATTGAAATGACCAGTAGTCACGTCTTCTCCAATAGTGTAGACTGCATAGTAAACTATTGCCATAATGAACGGATTGGCATTTGTTACCAGTAAACAAACAACAATCACAAGAGTTCCTAAAAATTCAACAATATACTGCTTCATTGTATTAATTCAAGAATCTACATCTACAACAGTAGCGCCAAGTAAGTCTATTCAAACACCATTCGTGGAACTATATGCATGGCTTCAAGTTCTTGAGATAACAATTTTACAGCATACGGAATAGTTTTCATTTCAAAGTGCGTGTTCACTCCACATGATCCGCAATGATAAACGTTCTCATCAGGATTTACTACAGCCGAAGTTCCGCATTTTGTACAATATCCACTCTTGAACGGATCTGAAACGTCCATCAAACGTTCTTTTGTGAACATCGCAATACCATGAGACAACATACAATCACGTTCCATTTCACCTACACGTAATCCACCATCTCTGCTTCTTCCTTCACAAGGTTGACGTGTGAGAGACACAATTGGACCACGAGCACGAGAATGTTTCTTGTCGATAACCATGTGTTTCAAACGTTGGTAGAATGTGGGTCCCATGAATATTTCGGCTTCCATCATTTCACCAGTTTGGCCGTTGTACATTAGTTCGTTACCGTAAGGATGCATTCCCAAAGCAAGTAAATGTTCACGTAAAGTTCCAATTTTTAGATGAGAATAAGGAGTTCCGTCGCCCAAAGTTCCTCGTTCTGCACATACTTTACCGTACATTGTTTCCATCAGTTGGGCAATGGTCATACGTGAAGGAACAGCATGAGGGTTCATGATAATATCAGGTCGCATTCCGCTGGCAGTATAAGGCATATCTTCTTCGTTCAAAATGATCCCGCAAGTTCCTTTTTGTCCGTGTCGTGAACTGACTTTATCTCCAATTTCAGGGACACGTTCAGATACGACTCGGACTTTTACGAAGGGATACCCGTCAGAATTCTTTTCGTTCCAAACTCCGTCTACTCTGCACGTTTCGGAGTTGCGATGGACAGTTGAAGAATCGCGGAAAGTGTATCCGTTAGGATCGGATTTCAAGCTGGTGACTTTTCCGATCACTACATCGTTCTCTCCGATATACGAATTCATAATTGGAACTCCGTTGTCTTGGATTGCATGGTAAGATGAAGTCTTGAACCCTCGGGTATTTTCGCGTCGTGGTTTAGCGAACTTTTCTTCCTTGCCTGAAGACACGTTACGATGTTCTTCGTCCTTGTAAATCGTGTAATACAGAGTTCTGAACATACCGCGATCAATAGATCCGCGATTCATGATAACTGAATCTTCCTGGTTGTATCCCGAGTAAATTCCAATAGCTACCATGATATTATCTCCGCAAGGCATGTCTTGCGATTTCAGGATGTTCATCATACGTGTTTCTACGAATGGACGCATAGGAGAACACAAAATGTATCCGTTCTTGTCCAAACGTTTGGCGTAGTTACGAGCAAAGATACCCATAGATTGTTTGCCCATAGCAGATTGGTAAGTGTTACGTGGAGATTGATTGTGATCAGAGAACGGAATACTTGAAGCCATATGTCCTAAAATCAACGTAGGATGAATTTCACAGTGTGTGTGTTCTTTCTTGATTTCCGAAGGATACATAGCTATGCGTATAGTTTCAGTTTCGGCAGGATCAATATACTCGATACATGATCTCACCCAATCGTTCCATTCTAAATCAGGACCGGAAGGGTATTTTGCAATAGATTCATTTTCAATACGAAACAAAGGTCTCACGAATCGTCCACCATCAGTTTCAATATTCAGAATGTTCTGGTAAATGTTCCATGACACGCCAGATTGTGGATGAATCTTGAATGTTCGTTTAGCTTCACGTAATGCAGTGTATAATGTGCTAGGATCTTTAACAAATCCTACAATCACACCATTCAAAATCACCATAACACCTTCGTAATTTGTTTTTGTGTTTGTGACCCATTGAATACCTTTTTGGTTCTCTAAGAATGTCATCACAATAGCTGAAGGCGAATGTTGGGTGACAGAAGAAAGCATGGACATGGATTTCACGATACCTACGGAATGACCTTCTGGAGTTTCTACAGGACAAACGTATCCCCAAGATGTTCCGTGTAATTTACGTGGCGCAAGTAACTTCCCTGATTTTTCAACGGGAGTTTGAATGCGTCTTACGTGACTGATTGTGGCCGCATAAGAAAGACGATTCAATACTTGAGAAACACCCATTTTCGTAGCAGTAGAAACTGTAGACGTTCCCAACCCTTGCACTGTGAAGTTACCCGTGGCCAACGCTTGCTTCAGTTTTCCTTCAATGGTAGACACTTTCAGAATCTTGTATAGATTGTTCACGTTCAAGACTTCCAGAGGTCTTGGAGTTTCGCGTTTTTTCCATGTATCGTTATTCACTTCATGCACAAACTTTGAACGAATATCTTTACACACTTTCTGGAACAATTGACGAAACAAATGAGTAAGTAAAGCACCAGTAGTGACTACGCGTTTATTAGGGTATGCATCGCGATCGTCAATTTTTAGAAGTCCCATTTTGGTCATAAGAAGTTTACGCACCATCCATCCTGTCAAAATAACTTTTCTTGCTTCCAGTACCGAATGAGCCGATTTATCGCCTCCAAACTTGACGTGAGGCAAGTATTCAGTATCCAGCAACGAACGGACATACGCTTTCTTGTCTTCCTGTGTAGTTCCGTATTGTAAATGATGACTCAAATATTCAATCGCGTCTTCCCTTGTATACACTTTGATTTCCGAACATTCATAGAAAGAAGCAGCTAACATATCAATTTTTTGGTCGTCAAGTTCAGATCCCCAAATAATTCTTGCGATTTCGTAGTCTGTTTCCACACCTAAAGCACGAAACATAACGCCTAAAGGAAGATCTTCGTGAAATCGAGGAACACACATAGTTAAAGGGTACCCTAAACCGTTAAATTTAGCAGATACACGAACTTCTAATTTCTTGGGAGGAGTTGTGAACGATTCATGTAAGGATTTCATTTCTGCGGAATAAGTGTACTTTGAAGCTGTTTTCTTGTTATAGAAAAGCATTATCTGATTGTCTGCGACCTTCTCTTGGCTCAAAATAGTTCGTTCAGATCCGTGGATAAGAAAGTAACCAAATGGATCATAAGGACATTCGCCGATTTCTTCTTTTGATAAAGGGTAATCTTTCATAATACATAACGATGAACCAAGCATAACTGGAACCTTGCCTAAAGATACACCTTCAAACACTTTCACTTCTTCTTCCATTTCAACGAATGTTGGAGCCTTGTAAGTTCTTGCAGTAAACCGAATATCAGAAAACATCTGGGCCGCATACGTAAAGTTACGTGTTCGTGCATCTTGAGGAAACATTGGTTTAATACGTCCTGTAGCTTCTTGGATACGTGGTTTCGTATACGTTATGTTTTCAAACGATAAGCGGAATTCGTACTTGTACTTCTTCGTAGTTTCATCTTGTTCGTGCCATACTACTATAGGAGCAGTAGAGCACACAATCAAGGGAATCTTGTTACGAATAAAGTCTTCAAAAGACTCAATTTGATGTTCTACCAACTTTTCTACGCCGTTTTTAAAATATGTTGAAATTGCTTCCCACTCCATGGTATTTTGTTTAAAGTGTGTTCGCCCTAAATCTATTTATTCGTTTTTAATAAGAGAGACGATGTCGGACAAAATCACAATTACGAAAGTTGACGATTCTGTTGCAAAACCACCTGAAACAAAAGAACCAGAACCAGCAAAACCTTCCTTGTTCAAGCCTTTAGGAAGTATTATTGGTGCTGCACGTAAACGAAAATCCATGAGAACTTTTCCTAAAGGCGTTTTGAAAAAGACACTCAAACTTAAACCTGTTTCTGACCCTGCCAAACCTCCTCCATTAAAAAAGTTCATGCGTAGACATACGATTCGGTTGTTTACGGACAAAGGTGAAAACCAACGCAGAAAGACGATCAAACGTAAGGTCAGAAAAATGACAGACAAGCAAGTAGATGATCTTGTGAAAAAACACGGATTATTGAAAAATGAAACAACTCCTCCTCGTGTAAAGCGCGAAATGCTGAGTGGCGCAATGTTGGCGGGATTCATTTCCTCAGAGTAAATAATGACGAACGTTTGGGGTCCGTTAGCTTGGATGACTTTGCACAGTATAAGTCTTAATTACCCAGACACTCCTGCAAAAGAAGATAAAGAAATTCTCAACAGATTTATGAGCTTTTTTGCAGATACAATATCATGTCCACACTGCAAAACTCATTTTGCGATAATGTTCGAGTCTTATAAAGCAAGACATCCTGATTGGTCAAGTAGCAGGTACAAATTTTTCTTGTTTGTAGTTCGCGTGCATAATAGCGTGAATAGAAGATTAGATAAACCTGTTATTCCAACAGTTGCCGATTGTTTAACAACCATCAGTAACAACACAAAAATGACAAACGCAAGAACGTATCGCGAAAAGTATTTGCAGTATCTTTTAGGAAATTGGACACGCGAAGTCAGTCCAGAATCGTTTATGATGACCAGAACAGTTCGTGAAATGATGAAAATAAATGCAGAATATTGGAACTTAAGAGACGGATCTCAACAAGTGTTTTTTCCTGAATCTGATATCGTTACGCCTATTGAATCTACAAAAGGTCCTCGCGGGAACCCCTTGCCTGGACTGAACCCTTCCGGTGCACCAATAAGTGTAGGTTTCAGATTGAAAGGGGGGAAACTTTCGTTAGGGAATCGATAGGATTCCAAGGCAAAGAAATTCGAGGTTTCATTTCCCATCCGTGCCTTTTCAACCACGGATGTCTGTCTTCTTCATTATGAAACTCGTCTTCGTATTTCACTTTGCGTCTCATTTTCTTGAGTGCCGAGCTTGGCATAATGAAATGCAATTGATCAGCGATTGTGAAATTCAATTTCCCTTTATCTGCCTTGGTTTCAGTGTATTTCACGATATCTGAAACTAGAGGAGCATCAGAGTAAGGATATACCCAGTTCCAGTTTATCGGGATACTGTTTTTGAAATAGTATTCAGTCCAATGGAACGTTTTCCAGTACGCTTCAACTACTGGTTTCGTGTCTTGAACTCCATCCAAAACATGCAAATTGTACTTCTTTGAAAACATAGATTGGTCTTTTCCTAACACTCCTTTTTCAATAGGAACCTTTCTTAGTCCAATACGTTCTTTGAGAACTTCCATTTCTTTGGATGCACAGAACATCAAAAATGTATGACGTCCTTTTACAGTTGTCAAATCAGGACATCCCGCGTCCGTATAAAAATGAAGTGCGCGATTATATCCGTCTTCTCTCAGCGAGAACATTCCTAAATTAGGCATGAAATCGTTGCCGAAACACATGATAGAAAGCATCATATACTGTTCAATAGGCAAAGGTAATTGAACAGACAAGGCCCAAACATCCAAAGTCGCAAATTCTGCATGTTTCAAAGCAGGATCGTCAAATTCTGCGCTTTCTCTTAACAAGTGCATTTTCCCACGAGACGAAAGTTCACGATGTTGTAAACATATAAGGATCAAATCAGCGTCCAGTCCGTATATACAAACGCTTTTACGTTGAGGTTCAGGGATGTTCTGAATAACTGTGATCAATTTATGTTCTCCTTCGCCTGGAGACGAAGTTTTGCTTAATGTGAAAAGAGGAAACTTAGCAGCCAAAGCAGATTCAAGGTCTCGCATGTAAGGCGTGTCTGGAGAAATCATGTTTCGGTCAAATCCGTCATCGGTTTTAATACGCATACGACGATAACGTTGTTGAACTATTTTTGCGTAAGGAACCAATCCGTCCATCGCAATAATTACATGTTTTGCTTTGCACACGTTTTCAAGCAAGTATTCAAGTGCATCCAAAACTGATTTGATTGGATCATTTTCTTTGAGATAACGGTGAATCAAACAATTAAAGTCCACAGCGAGAACATCAACTTCTAACGGAGCTCCTCGTTTGATTGTGTTCACAATCCCACGATGAGACTTGATTAAACTTGCAAAATAAAAAGGAATACCCATTGTCTTACTTCGCGCGATATATGTAAGCACAATTTTGCTACATTTTAATAAATGTGGTGGTGGGCAGTTCTTGGCGCAATTGTTTTAGCAGTTATTTACGGATACTCTATCCAGTCTCAAATCAAGGTCGCAACACCTGGATGTTCTTCTTGCCCTAAGAAACAGAATGAAGACCCGTCGTCAGCGTAAACTTAAAATTAAGTTGTGTGAAAAATGTTCGCCGGATGTAGGCGATTGTCCTTACTGTTCTCCTAAGAAACGTAAGCGATCAACGGCGAATACCAAACGCAGGTTTTAATGCAGTAATAACTTTTGGTATGGATTCAACTACAGAAGTTTGTTGTGGTGGAGTATCTTCTACTTGAGGCAATTCAACTTTTGTTTCAATTGGGGGAGTATCTTGCGTGACCACCGCATTATTATCTAAGGTTAGTCCAGTATTACTGGCAATCGCATCTGTAATCGCCTTCTTTGGATCTTTGACGATGTTCACTAATTTTCGGATAGAACCGATAGGATCGTTTCGGAAACTGTTAAGTAAGTTCTGAGGCATGAATCTTGACAAAGTTCCTTGAGGTAAGAACTGGGCCAAATATACACCGAAAAATGCGCCCATCAATCCAACAGATGCACCGGCTAATCCGACTATTGTACCCATAGAACTATTGTTCTCAATAATGACCAGACCTGTAGCGTTAACGGAAGAACTTACAGTTGGACTGGTTGTAGGATACGCAGTCACGATAAACATAGGCGTGGAAGTAGCAGAAAAGCTGTCCATTTGTTTTAACAAAGAACTTATACTAGGAGTAATGGAAGGATTGGAAGATATGCTTGTGGATGCGGAAACTGACCGCGACTGGCTGATGGATTTACTTACAGAAACAGATGCACGAATGGAAGAAGATGCACCAGAAGAAGGTGATCCAATGGATGTCGTTGAAGATGAAAAACTGATTGTGGTTGAAATAGAGGAAGATCCGCTATAAGAAGAAGAGCACGAAATGGAGTTAGAAGACGAAAAACTTAAAGAGTTACTTAAACTCCCTGAATTTGTAGAAGAAGTTGTAAGACTGCTGGTAGATAAACTTGATACAGACGAAGAAGGGCTGTTTGAACTTGTTAAACTAAGAGTTGCATACAGAGACAAACTTGGAGTTTGTGTGGTGGATGTAGACGAACATGTTGTCAACGATACACTGGAAGTAGCTTTTGACGAAGCAATACTCGAAATACTTGGGGATAGAGAAACGGTCATTGACGGAGATTGGGAACTTGAGTCTGGAACGTTTACGGATATACCGAGGAACGATGAAGGTATGCAGTAAGCAGGAGGAGTTGAAACGTTGGCACAAGGCAGAGCATAGACGCCTAATTGAATACCATTTCCATCAGACGCTTGGGTTCCTAATAAGTAAAACGATAACTTGTATAGTGTGTTTTGGTTTACCGTTATTCCCTGGTAAATTCCGTCAAATGTTCCTACAGCTCCGTCGTACCATTGGCCTGTAGACCAGGTTCCCGCTGCCTGTGGTGCTTGACCTGATTGATACCACAATTGATAACCTGTAGGAACACTCGCAGTTGCTCCGTTCACAACAACGGGTCCTCCTTGAGACAAGTTGGCGTTCTGTAAGAGTTGTGTTGGATCATACGGAACCGAAGCTGTGACGCTCGGATTTTTGAATGTCCAGTATCCTGGATCTTGGCGGAACGTGAACCCTACGAGCCACGAACCAGTAGAAGACGCATTGAAGTAGTAACTTTCAAAGGCTTGGACGTTAGGCGTAGGGTAACTCACGGACGCTAAATAGCAAGGAGGTAGGGTGCCCAGAGGAGATAGTGATACATTTCCATCTGAACATGATCCTGAAACTAAACTGAACAAAAACGGCAGAATGAACGCACGCATTTGTATTTACAGAATAATCGGTGCGTATTACAAAATGTCCGATGTTCCTGTTGAATCCCCTCCTGTCATCGCAGAACCTGTAGTAGAAACTCCAGCCGTAGTCGAAACTCCAGTTGTAGTAGAACCAGTAGCAGAAGTTCCTGCTCCTTTGACTTTAAAAGATGTTGAATTGGCCGTATCTCCTGTCGGCGTTGATTTGAAAGACCCAAAACAACTCCTTCAATACGCATTGAAGGTTATCGCTCAAATCAAACTCATGGCACATCTTACCGATGAAGCCAAAGCTGCTTTAATTGTTTCTGAAGTCAAAAAGGCTATTTCTTCGTCACCTCTTTCTGATTCTGAAAAGACTATTGCACTTGGATGGTGTGATGCCGTTCTTCCTCACGTAGTTCATACTGTAGATTTAGTGACTGCAGAACTCCAAAAAGTCGAACAACAAGTTGTAGCCGGATTAAAATCTTGCCTTCCTTGCCTTTTTTAAAAAACGAAATCTTTTGATATAACAAACAATCAGAACATACACATACTAAAAAATGACTTTTGAAACTGTATTATTCACACAAGAAGAATTGAATGCGTTTATATACGATGAATCAATGTTATATAAATACACTGATAATTTAGCTGATGCTATTTATGAAGAAGAAATATGCAAGGAAGAACTTGAAAACTTGTTTCATGAAGAAGTAATGTTCACAACTGAAGAGTTGATAGAAGCTATATCAAAACACGTCGATGCCGAATTAAATCTGCGTAAAGCAGCTAATGATTTCAAGAATGCATTTTCGTTACTGAAAAAATGAGTTTGTAGCTCACTTTTTCCACGTTATTAAATAAAATGTCGGGACTAACACAGCTTGTAGCTAATGCAACTGGAGGACGCACTATTCGTCGCAAGGGATACAGCAGAAAATCTTATACTCGCAAATCCGGAATCCACGTCAAAGGATCCCGCGTTCGTTCTTCACGTATTCACGATGTTGGCGCCCCGGGAAAATGGGCATCTCTTCACGGTCCAGGTATTGGTCCCTTGAAACACGGTCCTTTGGTCGCCGTAGGTTACTCTGCAGATAAATCCAAGACTGCTCGTCATACTGCGTTACGCAAGGCAGCCAAGAAGTACGGAGCTCTTTCTACTTTCCGTAAAGTCCAAGCCATTGGAACTTACACTAAACGCACTTCCAAGGGTAAATCCAAGAAATATTTGGCCGACAGCAAGTGGGTCAGGAAAACTCTTATGTAAATATAATAAATGGACTTAATCAGTTCTATTCTCTCGGTCATTTTATTTGCCGCCTTCGTTCCCGGTGTCCTTGTCACCCTTCCTTCTAAACGTTCTTCCCAGGGAACTATTTTGGTCGTTCACGCCTTATTATTTGCCGTTGTCACCACCTTAGTTATGCGTTATTACTGGCACAACATCAAGGGATACGTAGAAGCCATGTCAAATTTTGGAGATACTTGTCCTAACGGATTCGCACCAAAAGTAGATCCATCTGGAATCAACAAGGCCGAGTGCGTTCCTGTAGGTCATGCTACATATAATCCAGCTAGTCAAGGTGCCAAACCTCCTCACGCGTAAGTTTCTAAATAGTATATAAATGTGGACAAATATCCTTTTGAAAGCAATCTTGTTTGCACTACTTCTTCCCGGAGTTCACTTAAGTATTCCTCCAGGTGGAACATTGAAAGAAAAAGCCATCATCCACGGTATCGTTTTTGCAGTAGTCAATTACTTGGCATACAAGTATGTAAGACCTCTTCTTGAAAACTTTGATAATCCAAGCACTAAAGTGAACCCTAAATGTCCAGATGGATACCGTCAATGTGCTAGCGGAGACTGTGTGTCTGCCACTGACCCACACGAAACATGTCCAGGCGAATCCGATGCATACTAAAAACGAAATCTTTTTTTATAAGAGTATGTAGAGCCTACAACACAACACACACAACACACAACACACACAACACACACTATTAAATTTAACAAATTATAATTACAGCGTAAAACCTTACCCTCTAATTATACTTATCAATTTCTCAAAATGGTCGTAAAAATCGAAACATTAGGAGAATTAACAAATCAAATGAACGGATATGATTGGGGTGATCTTGCATATGAAGGCAAAGATCCCAAATTCCTTGCTAAATGCAATGAAACTATTAGAAAATTCGATGCAAGAATGATTCTAAAACAAAAAGTTGTTCAACCAATGGTTGCTCAACCAATCAAACCTATGGAAGTCAAAGTAGTAAACTTTGATGAACCAGAAGTTATTGAACCAGTAGTAACTATGTGCAGAGATGGAAATTATTGTAGATACAGAAATTGTCCGGATAAACATCCAGAACAAAGATGTACTGAATATGACCAGTGGGTTGCAAACGGTAAACAAGGCAAATGTCAATGTCCTTCTATGCTAGCTGGCGCAGGAGAATTTGACGCATGTTTCGGAAAGTACAAAGGATGCCCTTTAGAACACCGAGATCTTTCAAGCTTGAAAGAATTCATTGTTCCAATCAAATGGCTGAGCGACATAATGAATTTCCATAAAGGAGTTTGTTATTATGGTCATCCAGACGATGAAAATGAATTCAAATTGGAAGATGTTCCTTTCGTGGTTCGTCGATCACTGTTACGCAGTATGGACGAATCAGGAATTAAATACGACTTCTGGCAGATTGCAGGTAGTTCAGGATTTGGTCTTGAAATACAACACATTCCAGGACAACGAATGCCTTACGAACAAGTTAGTGAACCAGAACCAGAACCTAAACCTGAACCAATGGAAACATTACAGGATACTCAGTTCTATTCCGACCAACTTGAACAAGTCTCAAATAACCGTAAATTTGCAACTACCCAAGAAGATAAAACTTACTGGAATACATTATATGCACTATACACACTATTACGAGGACTCTCTGCATCTTATGAAACGAAGCAAGAACCTTACATTACATTATCGAAAAAAATGAATGAATTAGAATACAGAATAAAATTAGAAAATGAAAAAAATAAAAAAATAGAATTAGTTGAACAAGTTAAACCATTACATAAACAACGGGAACGTTATATGCGATGGCTTAATGATATTGATGGAAATAAATCAATTAGTGATAAACTACTTGATACGTTGGAAGAATCGCCTAAACATTTTAAAATGTTGATGCGTATATTAGAAAAACTATAAAAACAAAATAAAAATTAGAAAAACTATAAAAACAAAATAAAAATTTTTGATTTAAAAAACGGAATTATTTTTTATTAAGAAATGTAATTTATAGAACATAATTAAAACAATAAACAGTTAAAAATGAGCGCAATTACACCAGAAATGAAAAGCGATTTCAATAGCATAGTAGAACTTATTATTGAAATGTATGAATTAGAAGGCAGAAAAGTATATCAACATATCTCTGAAAGAGCATTGGCTCTCGCCCTTGCTTACAAGCGAAAATACTTGGAAATTCAGGAAACTGAAAAACCAAAGAAGGCGCCAAGATACGATTTGGACGATGACGGCTTCAGTGAAGAACTTGACTCATTTGATGTTCTCAGTGAATTTATAAAAGACGAGAAAGTAAGATACGCAATTAATACGAGTGAATTGAATAAAGAATTCCGTGAATGGGTAGATTCAATACCTGATGGTTTATGGAATCAGACAAAGTTTGAAGAAGAATGGATAGATTATGTTAGAATGTTCTTGGAGTTCAAGTATGGTCCTCCAAGCTACTAATAAATTATAAACGGAAACGTTTTTTACCATCCAGGTTCGTCTTTAGGTTCGGCAAAACGTTCCAAGTATCTGGTTTTGATATTATTGGGTTGGAAGTATGTTTTAACTAAACATTCTACTGCGTATGGTTCGAACTTTTTGCATGAAAATACATCAAGAAACATATCGTTTGATTCTTCTACAAAGTGTGCGGCAATATTTGATGTTTCAATTAATTGTATCAATGTGTACCCTTTTTTGTTACCCGTCCCAAACATCACTATTTGGGGTTGCCCGTAAGGGACCATGTCAATCCTCTTAATCAGAGTGTCGTTAAACTTTCTGATATTCACAGGACAGCGGATCGTTTGTGGCGTACATCGTGCAGCATCTATTATAAGATGGTATCCCCATCTAGAAATAGTGGTCATTGATATGCCTATGATGAAGAAAAAAATGTGTAAACCCCTAAAATAGTAAATTTTCTGGTAAAAGAGTATACAAAAATGTGGTGGATGGCCTTATACGCAGCTGCGCTCTTTTATGTTTTAACTCCTGGTGTTTTCCTCAGCATTCCAGCTGGAGGTTCTCGTCAAACTGTTGCATTAACCCATGCAGCAGTATTCGGTCTTGTATGGATGGTCACACACAAGGCAGTTTGGCACTTCGTTTCTGGCAGATAAAAACGGATCGTCTGCATTCAGGATTCGTGGATTGCAAGAAAATATGAATCCTAAGATCGGTATAACGTTATTCAGTAAAAAGACTCGTGAAGAGTTGATGAAAAGTCCAAAGACCTATTTGGGACATAAAAACAAGGTACATGAGTTTTCTGCAGGAGATATTATACTATTAGACCGCTGAACATTTCAAACCGGCATATTTTTAAAAAATTGAATCCGGAAAACGGATTAAATAAGGTAGTAATATAGCACATCAAAGATGGCGACCTCCGAACCAGATGTGGATAAGTTATGTGGCGATTTTGCAACCAAGAATGCTATAACATCAGTTTCAGAATCAAAGATTGAGGCTAAAACTGATGTAAATGATAATACAAAAGATATAGAAAAGTTGTGCGATAATTCATCAAATATTTCGGAGGAAATTCGTAAAAAACTTTCTGAAAACTACATAAAATGTGTTAAGGGATACCATCTTATTAACGATGACCCAATTAAGGAGACGCCTTGGGAAGATATAAATGCTCAAGTATTAAGCACATCTGGATGTAATATTGAAGCACAAAGTAATGGTTCTCATAAACCTGGTGCCGACTTATTGTGCTCACTTGGTGCATTATCAAATAAATCTACTCAATATGAATCCAATAATAAGTCGTTTAAATTAAGTTCATACAGACTTACTACTGTTTGTTCTGATAAAACACCTGGTAATATTGAAAGCATTATAGCAGAAATAAATAGTAGAAAAAACTTCAAATACTACTCAATCATAGTTCGTGATGAAAAAGAAAAGGAGTTTCAATATGATTGGTATCTTATCCCAAGTGATTATCCGCAATTTAATCCTTCCTCTTATAAATGGATACCAAAGATTGGAAAGCAAGGGAAAAATAAGGGCTCAACTACTGGATGGGAAACAAACATTATAAATGGTTCAAGTATGTCAATTACATTTAGTATGTCTTCGCAATTATGGATTGATATAGTAATTACAGAGGAAATAAAAAAGTTTGTTATTTCATCGTGTAAGGTAAATAAGGGACGAAAATTAAATTATATTAAATTATATGAAAGGGAAATGGGTATCTAATACTATTCATCTACTTTATCTTTTAGTCGCTCATTAATTAGTTTAACATATTCTTCATTTAGTTCAATACCAATAAAAGGAAGATTTAGTTTTTTTGCAGCAAGGCATTCACTACCTGAACCAGCAAATGGAACTAAAACATATCCTTCAGATGATGGCATCTTACAGGAACGAATAAGTTTATCACACAAAGTTAATGGCTTTTGTGTAGGGTGATTTACACGCTCATTCATTCCAGCCCCACCAGCGAGGGTAGGGATTTTTATTACATCTCTTGGTAAAGCCCCATTTGGATGCGCGGTATATGTTGTTTTCTTACCACTTTTATTTTGAAACCTTCCCTCTGTAGCAGTTCTTTCCCTTCCTGCTGCTCCATTTAGAAATCCATCAGTATATGCTTCACGAACTTCATCTTTATGAAATACTTTATCATCTTTCCAAAGAACTAAAATGCTTTCGTGAGATCTTTGCCAGAAATTAAGTGAAGCAACATTCTTATTTGTATAATGCCAGATAATCCAACGCCTATTAATTTTATATGGAACTCTTGATAAAATCAGAGCAAGTATTTCACTAAACCCATATATGAACATAGTCCCATTCGGTTTTAGAATACGAAGGCACTCCTTAATCCATATATCACACCAATTGAGATATTCATCCATAGGTTGTTTATCACTATCATTCCCAAAATCCTTACCAATATTATATGGTGGATCGGCAATAATAATTTGTGCGGAATTATCTTGTAGAGTTGGTAGTATTTTTATAGTATCACCTAAAATGATATCTTGGCGAAGATTTACTTTAGAAATTGGGGAAGTTGTTGTAATAATTTCATTTTGTAAAGGTTTATTAGTAGATTGAAGAAGTTTAATAATATCTTCTTTTTTCTTTCCACTATATCCTTTAATTTTTCGCTCCCTGCATATAGCGATAAGTTCAGATGTTTTCTTATTGGTAAAATCCATTTCTTGTACAAGCGGTTGTGTATTTACTTGTTCATTTTTTGGCTCAACACTATTCGTTTTCAATAAGGCTTCCTTAACCTTTTCCTCTATAATAGTCTCAAGTGTTGTGTTTTTTTCACAAGGCTTCTTTCGTGATTGATGTGTCTCAAGATGACCCTTCTGCTTGAAAACACGACTACAATTCTCGCAAACATAATTCACCATTTCGTTATATTATATACGCATAAAATGTTTAAACCGAAATCACTAATTTCACTTTTTAGTGAAGCCGGGCAATCAATTTTTATACCTTTTTGCAGTTCGCCTTCTGTTCATACGCTCTGAATGAATTCCCATTTCAGGTAGTCGCAGATCTTTTTCCATATTTGGTCATGTGCAATTAATCGGTCTCTGGACTTGAGGAGTGGAAAGTAAACTTTATACTCGTCTAATTCCAACAGCTCGAAGAACTTATACAGAATGTAAGAATACGACAAGAAATTCGTTCGGTCGTCAGGACAGTAAATAAGAAAAGGTGCCTGAATTTCCTGGAACATTGCCCTTATTTTTTCTTCTATTTCCGGTGTGATGGTGGGTGGAGGGTTTCCGTTCAGTCTTGAAATGATGTGTGTTGCGTGCTCATAATACTTTGATCGGTTCAGTTTTTTTAGAATTTCTCGCATATCTTTTTCCGTGAGTTCTGCAACGTTCTGGATTCTGCGTTTCTTGATTTCCAGAACCACTTCGTTCATCACTTCATTGGGAATGATAGTTGATTCCTTTGCTTGGAACTGGTTCAGAATTTCGTTCAAGTGGTTGATCTTTTTATAAGCGTAATTGTTTCTTTCTTTTGGAGGATCGCGAAAACTAGGTAAATCAGAAACTACAAGCATATACTCTTCTGATCCGCACGTTGGACACACAAGTATCCCTTCGTCTCCGATTTCCTCCCTTGCAATATTACATCGGTCACAATGTTCAGTTACCGCTTTCTTTATTTCTGACGATTCTCCTGTATTCAGTTTCATTCTTGATGCGTATTCGTCAAACAGTTTCTTCTTTGAAGGAGCAGAAGTTTCGGAAGTAGACTGAGTTAAGTATTTAACGAACGTGTTCTGGTCTGCAGGAACCATAGCTGTAGGTTGGACTTTTTCGCCTGTGCCGTAATATTTCAGTATAATGTCTGCATTTTTCAAATAGTAATCAGTTAACGGATTCTCTTTTTCAATTCGGTCTTTCAGAATCTTTATTTCGTCTCTCACTTTAGAAGCTTTAAGTATATCTGCAATGTCCTGACTCACTTCCAAATCGTCTAATTCATATTCCAAGTTTTTCAGACGAGTTTTCAAGTCTTCAATATTCAAGGTTTCTTCCTTGATGGTTCCCACAATGTTCTGGTGAACCGAGTCAAGTGTGCCTGTAACAACATCGTTCTTTTTTGAGGCCGATGCTGATTCGCGAGTCCGCTTAATGCGAAAAATATTGTCCATTACTAAATTTACTTTTTCATCCTTAAATTACTGTTAATGCTTTCTTAGCAAGTAAAGGGAACATAACGCGATTCCTACAATTAAAGCGGGGACGGCAACATCCTCTGAAAAAACGCTGAATTTTTCAGTTTGTTTTACGGTGGGACAGTTGGACATAGATACTTCTCTGCAATCGTCTGTACTGAAATCTGGACTTAGATCTGGAGATAAAAAGAACGAGTTTCCTCCCGTTGTGACATTGCATTGGTAACATTTGCAAGGAGGTGACGAGTCTGCTGCCAAAGCCGACATCATGTATAAAGGATTCAAACCTTCAATGTCTCCTACTACTCCTGGAACTAACCCGTTGAAATCCGAAGTCAAGTCGCCCATCCCTTTTGGAACTAAATGAGCTCCTTCAGGCATATTGTTAATGTAGTTATGTCTTGGCTGTTTTGACCCGTCAGGAGCCGTGCATGTTCCTCCTGTATTCACGAAGAACCGGTTTCCTAAAGGAGGATCACCGTTAATCAAAGTCTTGACGTAAGTTCCTACAGCTCCTAAATTTCTACCTAATTGTCCAAAATTACCGTCTGAACCTACACCTAACTTTGAAGTGCTTGGAACGTTGTCTGCGTAACTGTATGCAGGTCCTAAAACATCAGTTTCTGCATTCGAAGCTTTCTTCGATATATCAGACCACACGGAGTTCAACCCTAGGTCGCCCATTGTGTTCTAAGTGTGATTTTACTTGAGCCTTATATGCGGAATTTGTTAGGGCACATGGACGTTGTCTCAAAATAGAGTTCGTAGCGGTCTCAAAAGAGTACCCGAACTTCTTGCACATGAAGAGCAGTGCCAAGTATCCGCTGCGATTGATTCCGCATTGGCAGTGGACGTATATTTTACCGCAAGCGTCTGATCTCAAAAATGTATTCATAACTTTTTCAAATTGGGGGTACCATTCTAATATATTGCATTCAGTGCTGTCTATGGCTTCAATACAAGCATAATTATCTGGATGTTTTTCCCTGAACCATGATGGGCTGTCTTTGTTGAAAGCGCAATTCACCACGTGAGTAATGTTATGCATACGGACGAATCCGGGGGTCAAGTAATGTCCTGGCCCGAAAAGGATGTTCGTGTGTATTTTAGCAGGAGGATCGTTGTCCCATCCACGAGAATTTCTACGAATGGCTATCCAATCCATTACTTTATTGATTCACAAAATACGAAAACTTAAATCAATGTCGCGCCCAGCGTTCCTACGACGTACCCAATAGCTACAGCTACACCAGCTAAGATAGCTGCGCCCATGTAAGAAGGAACACCGCCGGCAGTATACGTATTTGGAATGTATTGCAAAATAAGAGAACGAGGAGTGGATAAGGAAATGATCATGGCGGCTAAAAAGAAACCAAAATAAGTCATTAAGTTTCTTACAGAATTACGAACGACTGCGAAGGTATGTGAATCGCTGCGCAAGGTCATTGCAGGAGTGTTTGCTTCGGAAGTAGGTGTCATCTTATTCGTCAAAAAAGGGTCAGTGCCTCCCGTGACGATAGGAGAAAAGGTGGTGGATTGAGGGAGGCTGGGATTTTGAACGGGTCCGGCTCCCATTAAATCGCTTAAATCAGTTGCTCCTTCTGCCA